GCTTTGATCTGTGGGAACCTAACAGCTTTGAAATGCACAAGGCGCTTCCCCGCGAAGAAGCAATCGCGACCCACGGCCCAACGACCGGTTTGCGGCGGGCGTACACTTATAAGGCGTTGAACAGGCTCATACAGGCTTCTGCCGCAGATATGACCAAGCAGGCGATGGTAGACGTTTGTGAGGCGGGTTTTATTCCCATGTTGCAGGTGCATGATGAACTGGCTTTTTCTGTAGATAGCTCGGAGCAAGCCAAGGAGCTTGCTGAGATCATGGAGAATGCGGTGCCTTTACAAGTGCCAAATAAGTGTGACGTAGAAGTAGGCCCAAGCTGGGGCGAGTGTGAGGATCTTACTGATGGCTAATATTAGGACCGCATCTAAAGTAGGCACCATCTACTACGACCTGTATGACGGCGAAGGCTTCATTGTTTTAAACGACCGTTGGTTTGTTCTTTTGCCAGACATTTGCGAGCTAGATGTGTTGCAAGACCTGATTGCCGACCTAACTGAGATGTATGACGATGTCCATGCAGAAACGTTTTCTGAGGTTGATCCAGACTAGGATCATCCGTATACTCTCTTATACCAAACTAGGAGAAGTGTAATGGACACTACCAAATGGAAATCCGTGCTGTTGCCGCGTGACGTTTATGAAGAGCTTGTGGTGATTGCTCGCGTTGAAGGGCGTACAATTAGTGGACAGCTTCGTTATATTCATGAGGGCTGGAAGATGGCTAATTTGTCAGACGGCGATCAGGAATATATTGCGGAGCAAGTAGATTCGTTCAAGAAGGAGAATGGCGTAGACCTTACGTCAAAAAGCTTTTCAATATGAGTCAATTTACAACCATGCAGGCGGAGTTTGACAAGGCGTTGAGAAAGCTTGAAAAAGCCTACGAAAGCGGCGACAAAGTTAATCGATCTGACTTCGACAAACTGCATATGTGGCATGAGTTTCTCAAAACCAAGTTAGACGCGGAGAGAGAAAAAAATGCCCGAGAAGTCGGATAACGTTAATTGTCCCTCGCACTACAACCAAGGTGCGGTGGAATGTATTGACGCCATCAAAGCAAGCTTGACCCAAGAAGGGTTTCGGGCATATCTCAAGGCGTCTTCAATGAAATATCTTTGGCGCTATGAGCATAAAGGAAAACCGTTAGAGGATCTGAGGAAAGCAGAATGGTTTCTGGGACGTTTGATAGACGAACTGGTACATGGTGGTTCGGAATAGCTAACGAAGATGTAAAGATTGCCATACAGGCCGCGCATCAAAGCGCCGACCGCTTACAAAAGCCCATAGCCATTCAATCCGATCTTTCGGTTGTGCCCGCCGATCAAGCCACCAAAGAAGTGCTTGAAATCGTCCGACCGTAGTGTTAATTTGAGGGCGTGACATGTTCTCATGCGTGTCACTCCTAAAACGTTTGATTAGGGTTAATGTTAGACTCCCAAAGTGAACATACTCCTAACCCGGCCCCGCGCAATGCGGGGCTTTTTTTGCGCTCTTGCTTTTCATATGTTATTTTATCCAACTAATTCAGATGGGGCGCATACGTGCAGTTAATCGACGCGATTGATATGGGGACAGTGAAAACCTACAAGAACGAACGCCGATGCTACATAGGCGCAAGTAATGTAGGTAATCCCTGCCACGCCTTTCTTCAGTACAGCCTGCGCGGCTACCCACAAAACCTCCCACCACCCGCAGTCATGCGGATCTTCGCCCTCGGCCACTATCTGGAAGAAGTGGTTGTTGAAGACCTGAAGATGGCGGGCGTTTACGTTCAGGAAGTTAACCCAAAGACCGGGAAACAATGGACGTACACGGCCCTCGGTGGACACCTACGCGGCCACGCCGACGGCGTCATTCACAACGGCGAAACAATCCAGATCCTTGAGATCAAGTCGATGAACGATAAAAAGTGGCGCACCTTTAAAAACGTGGGGATCGAAAAAAGTCATCCAATCTACTACGACCAGATGCAACTCCTCATGGGGTTGTCCGGCCTCACATCAGCATGGATGGTGGCGTACAACAAAAACACCTCCGTGTACCACGCACAGAACGTCCCCTTCGACGCACCACGGTTCAAGGACCTGATGCGTAAATCCCTCTCCGTGGTCCGTGGCTCGTCCACTACTCGCATCTCAGACACCCCTGATTGCTTTGAGTGCAAGTACTGTAACTACAAGCCACACTGCTGGCCCGACGGCGAACAACCTCTCCCGCTCTCCGTCGAGTGCCGCACCTGTCGTCACGCCAAGCCGACAGCGAAACGCAAGTGGTATTGTACGCTACACAAGTCACGGGCCACGGACCCCTGTTCACAATGGTCAAAGCTACAACCGAAGGAGGCTTCTCATGGCTAACAAAAAACGCCGCGCCCGTGGCAAAGACGGACGTTTTATCGCGGACAATCCTGAGACAGAAGTGAACGAAGCGTGGGAACAGCCGCAGAACGCTAGCGTGTCCATAACCGCGCCCGCCGCCGCAAAAGGCGACTCATCCAAAAAACTCCACCGCATCGTAGAGCCAGAAAAAAGCCTAATGGGTTGGCAAGGATACTTCGCGTTGTTTGTAATTTTATTAATTATGTCCTTGATCGGTTTGACTTAATCAAGTATACCTACCCCCACTCGCATGTGGGGGCAGGCGATTGGATCGACTAACTTGCAAATTATGCAAGAAAAGAAAATCTAAAAAACATTTTGGCGCGCGCTACCATAAGACAGGGTCATACCAAAACGGTAAACCCGTCTGTGTCGAGTGTGATGCCAAAATTCAAGTCGATTCCGTCTACAAAAGCCCCCGCAACTACCTCTCTTCCCGCTTCCGGGACATGCGTACCCGATCCAGACGCTACGACATAGAACTCGACGAACAAGTAAACATAGACTATCTAATGTACCTGTTTGAAAAACAAAACGGGTTTTGTGCCGTGTCCGGCCTACCTATGACATGGATGCACGAAGGACTGTACACAAACCACGGCTCACGGCGCGGGACCAACATTTCTGTTGATAGAATTAACCCTGAAGCAGGTTATGTCCTCGACAACATTCGACTCGTTTGCGACCGCGTCAATAAAATGCGGTCCAATATGACCGACGGCGACCTTTATTTTTGGTGCACCGTACTCGCAAAAGCTCTCAGAACAACCTAATCCTGCTTCAGCCTGCGCGCCGCCTGTTCTATCAATTTCAACCGCCCCGCATAAAACGATTCGTCTTCTTCCTCAACCTCTGGCTCTTCTACGGGTTTCTCAGCACCATTGAAATCAAGCTCAAGCTCTTCTTCCAAATCATCTAGAACCAAATCGTCCCAATCATCATCCCGGCTCATTATTCTTCCATTCCTCCACGCTAATTACCCAATCCATGGGTATTGCAATCTCCGCGTCCCCCTCTTCCACTTCACCCCTGTCATTTAACAAAACGTGCGGACACAGCAAAAGACGCCGCTCGTCCTGATGAAGTATCACGCCCATAGATAACACCGACGCCTCTTTCGTCTCCTTCATCTCCTCAACCGAACGCCAACCCACACGGCTCCCGCCACACGCATCACGCCACTTGACCAAAAAAAGTCTCGGCATCATCTTGCTATCCCCCAGATATAAGATAGAGTTAGTCCTTCTATTGAAGTAGACTACTACAGTCCGCCGGGAGAGTCTGATATGGGATTGGCAATTGATTCAGAAAAAAGAGTAGACGCCGCCAAACTACTGGAAAGTAGCGAGAGCTTCCGCGAATTCGTAGCCAATGCCCTGCAAAACGACATCTGGATGGGCGACGAACAAAGCAAGCACATGATGGAAACCCTGATGGCCGACGACGAACAGGAATTTGTGATGGCCCTGTGCCAAATCGGATTCATCGTCTACACCGACTACCTCATCGAAACCCGCGACCAGTTCAAGCACAAGAGCTTCCACTAATGAGACACTGCTACGTCTGCAACCGATGCGGGGTGCCCATCAACAACGCCCTGTGCGACCAATGCCACAAAGACCGCAAGGACAAACCCGTCAAAATGCAAATCGCTGAACACTTCGTCGCCCTCTTCGTCATGTCCGTACTCACCGCCTACGTCTACTTCTACCTATGAGCGACCGCACAGGGGAACTGCTCGTCGGGGCGGCGAAAGTCATGGCAGGGATACTCATTATCCTTATAGCATCATGCACCATCGTCACCTCACACGACCCGCAATGGGAATGGCCCCGAGACTTAGAGCAGGGAGAATAGACCACGGGCCATTAGCCCCATGTCGGGAGACAGTAGGCACGGGCCACGTATCACGGACCACGGGTCTTAATTTCGCTATCTATATAGTGTTTTCCCAGAGAAATAAAAAAATAAAAAATAAATTCTAAATAGCCGTTACCGGCGTTACCGCGTTACCTTGCCCTGAAAGCCGCATAAACACTGGGTTTTGTCGTAACACGTGGGTAACGTGGGTATACACCACTTATGTTCAAGCTTGTTAATCAAGCTATCCATATTAGGGGCCTCACGATTCAAAAAAAATATTTTTATTTTTCTGGAAAATATATATATAGGGAGCCAAATTAAGGTATGGTTAGCCGGACTTACTCACATACCGAGGTACTCCTGTGACAAAGAAAGCCAAGCGGTACGCCAAGGTACTGGACACCAAGGCAGTGGCACTTCCTGAAGCAAAACGACAGCAGACCAACCGTCCGCCATTGGCACAAAAGCGTTTGACCAGAAGGCAAGAGCTTTTTGTCCGCGAACTTGTGTCAAAAGATGGACAGATCACAATGCGGGAAGCGGCGATTAACGCGGGCTATCCTGAACGGTCTGCCCATGTCAGGGCCTCTGAACTCACCAATCCCCGAATCCACCCTCATGTCTGCCGCGCGATCCGTGAATACAGGCAGGAGCTTGACGAAAAGTATGGCGTGGAATACCAGAGGCATCTCAGGGACCTCCAGATCATCCGTGACGCGGCGTTAGAGAATGGTGCGTACAGTGCCGCAGTGCAGGCGGAATATCGCCGTGGGCAGGCACAGGGGGACATCTACGTCAATAAAACGGAGATACGTCACGGCACTATTGATCAAATGAGCAAGGAAGAGGTCATGAAGGCCTTGAACGAACTCAAGCAGACATACGCCCCGTTGACACATGATGCGGGAGCCGAGGACGGTGGGAACAGAAAGCGGGCGCGTGAGCGCCTTGCGGAAGAGGTGCAAGATGTTCCTGATTAATTGGTGGGGTAAATGTTGGTATGGCGAATCTGAGTGGAAGCGTAGGAAAGCGGGCCTTTCGGGGATTTCAGAGCAATGGAAGGAGCCTTACTTTTCACACCCTTTAGATAAGATGGCGTGGGAATTGAGAAAAAACCGGTTTAAAACTAATGGACATATTGGAAACGAAGGCGAAGCCAAAGAAACAGCGTGAAGCCAGCTTTTGGCAATCGTTGAAGAAAGCGATTCGAGACAACTGCCCGGATTGGTCTGCCACGCGGTTGGAGTCTAGGGCCACGTTGGGTGTGCCGGATGTCCTGATCATGGACGGGAGGGGCGCTTGGCATATGGTGGAATTGAAGACCACGCAGAATATGTCGGTAGACATCACGCCGCATCAGGTGGCGTTTGCTACTAAACACGCGCGGGGCAGTTGCTGGATTGCGGTGAAGCTTTGTACGCCTACCGGCAATGAAATCTTTCTGTACCGTGGCGACCGTGCGGTTGACTTGAAGATGGACGGACTGCGCGCCACACCTACCAAACATTTCAGCCATCCTGTTTCGTACCGAAGTGTTCTTCACGCTATTGCCACTATGTGAGTTATCCCATACTATGGTGGTGGGCATATGCCCTGACTAACGGAGAGCGAAACATGAGACTTGAATTTGCATTGGCGATTCTGGCGAAAGAGATGGCGTTTTCTGCGGATGCTTTTTTCGATAAAGACTCAGAGATCTACCAAGAGATCTGGGAAGCCATTGAAACGGTGAAACGGGTGACTACTTCACGGTTGATAGAAGAACTAGTCGAGCATGAAGAGCAGAATGATCAACCCGCCCATTTAGAAAGCCTGAAGATACATTGGCGCAGGCAGGGTTTTACTGATCTTGTACAAGAGTATTGCGACTATTTTCCCGCTTCAGGTCGGGAGGCTTTGTCATGAGAGAACTAAGATTACCGGTGTGGACCGTGGTGTGCGGCGAGCGGTGCAGGTGGTTCCCTGACCATGCCTCTGCAAAGGAGTTTGCAAACAATGAATGGGACAAAGAAGCGGACGGTGTGCCCTTTGTCGAATCGAAAACCATTTGGGATGTGGAAGAGGTCTGCGAGATTCTGAACAACATTGAATCGTTTGCGGACAATGCCCTTGCTCCCGCTGAATTGAGGATCATGCGATGACGCAGACAGTAGGCGAAGCCGCCGAGGCTAGATACTCCGGCCTGACTTATGACCATGCCCTGCCGCAGGGCTGGGTGGACGCGTGTTGTGACAAAGGCCTTGATCCGCGCGGCCATTTCGTTTGGCTTTACGACGATTACGTCGGAAGGCCTGCCCCTATCACTGACGAGGGGGATCGGATTGTGTCCCTGCTCGCCCGTGATCCGTAGGCGCTAGCACCTACGCCAAGCCGCCTTCGGGCGGCTTTTTTGTGGTTGTTTGAGACTACGTTTGTAGTGTCAAGCTTTTTTTTATCAGGCCGCTAGCCCGCGTCATTACTAAGGCCGCCTTTCGATTTCGGCGGTTTTGCTGAGTTGACAAAAACCGATATGCGATAATAGGTCCATCAAGTCCAAGCGACTTCGACGTTCTTTAACAACGCTGGCCTAGCACCGAGACGCGAGTCCGCTATCGGATGGCAACTTCTCAAAAACTTCATTTTCACTTTGGGAGAAAAGCAATGACTAACATTTATCACTCCAAGCCGTTCTACACCATCAGCCCTAACTATTACCGTGGGGGCAATTATGAAACGGGGGTACGGATCGGTCATAAAGAGCGAAAGGCTTTGTACGCCACGCTTAAAGAACATTTTAAGCAGGGCGGCGACACAAAGTTTAAAACGGAGCAGGAAGGCTTAGACGCCCTAAAAGCCGCTGGTCTATCGCTTGATGATTATTCTGTTTGCGAAACCTGTTCGGTAAGCTTCGGCTGGTAAAACTTAACCCCGCTTCGGCGGGGTTTTTTGTGCCCAAAGAAATTTTAAAAAGAGCATTGCAGGGCGGGGCGACGTATGCGATAGTTCGGGTGCGGCAATCCTGCCGCATACTTTGGGAGATATACCATGCAACATTCGATTGAAAATTCAGACCACACCCTGACCCGCTTGCTTCAACAGGTACAGGACCAAGCCGCCAGATCGCAGGACTTTCTGGCACCGACTAACCAGCTTCAACTTATGACCGGTGATCGGGGTGACGGTAGCAAGGTCAGCCAGATTGTTCTGGAGCAATCAGGCGGGATGCCCACTCAGATCCTGACCGCTAATGATGTGGCGTTTGATCAAATCAGCCAGCGGGCCGGTATTGATGTCCGGACTGCCCGCCGCTTACAGCAGGATTACTCCACCGAATTCGATGGTCTGATCAATGCTATCTGGCAGAAAGAACCGGCGGTGCGAATGATCCGCACGTTTCAACATGCGACCCATGCCAATCTCGGGGAAGCGAGAGGATTTCTGAGCGACAAGTTTAAAACCTTCGACAACGTCCATTTGTTGCAGTCGGCCCTGCCGGAACTGCTGGATAGCGATGCCCAGTGGAAAGTGGTTAACGGGACCGTGACTGACAAGCGCCTGTACCTCCGCCTCAAATCCGAAGTGATCACGGGCGAGGGCGCGGCGGTTGGCGACATCATGGCGCTGGGCATTGGCATGAGTAACAGCGAAGTCGGTTGCGGTAGCGTGAACGTGTACCAGATGTTCTGGACGCTGGCCTGCCTAAACGGATTGCAGACCGAAAAGCGCCATCGCAAGTCGCACATCACCGGCGCGCGTGGCGATGCTGATACGTGGGGCCTGCTGACAGATGAAGCGAAGGATGCGGATAATCACGCGCTGGCGCTTCAAATGCGGGACGTGACCAAGGCCTACGCTAGCCGCGAGTCATTCGAGGAAGTGCTGGAAAAAATGAAAACAGCGCATCAGGACAAAGTCGAAGG